TGTGAGGAACGCGGCGCGCTCGCCGTGTATCGCCCCGCGGCGTTCGGCACGGTCACCAGCCTCGTCTAGTTCACCCTCAGCACGGACCTGTGGCACACCGCCCGGGTTCGTGCGTCGCTTCTTGAAGGAGACACGCCCATGGGACTTCGGTATGACGGTGGCCTCAATCGCTCGATCTATCAGGACACGGCGATCCCGGTCGCCCTCTCGCTCCGCACGCGGGTCACGCTCGCGCAGCTCAACGCCGGGTTGACGTTGCTGCCGGCCCTCGTCGGCCTCAAGTACCGCATCATCGACATGAAGCTGATCGCGGTCGGCGGCGCGGCGACGACCGGCACGTCGGTCAACGTCATCGGCACGCGGGCGGCCGCGGCCGTGCAGCTCCTGGTCGCGGCGGTCGCGGCGCTGACCCAGAGCGCCCTGCTCCGCGCCGGCGCGGCCAATGCCGTCATCCTCGCGGATGGCGCCTCGTTCACCCAGCTCGACGCCAACACCGCGATCACGGTGATCACGGTCGGCACCGCCATGACCGTCATGACGGCCATCGACGTCGATCTCACGTTCGCGATCGAAGAGTAAGCGCGGATGTTCGGACCCGACCCCGGCCGCTGTCCGATCTGTGGCGCCGCGCATACGGCGTGCACGGCGGACAGCGGGCCGATTCTCGTCGATCAACTCCCGGCCTCGGCCGCGTCTGTCCCGCTGATGGCGGACGTCGTCCAGGCCACGCTCCCCGCGGGGGAATTCACCACGGGCACCTATCGCAGACCGAAAAAACGATGACCGCGTGGATCGGCAACTGGGAACGCGCCACCGTCCGACTGGCGCACGCCGTCGCCGTCCCCGTGACGCCGGCGGTGGGGCTTGCCTCGTCGTCGATCGCCGCGGCCACGGTGATCACCACGCTCACGCCGCATTGGTTCGTCTCGGGGGATACCGTCCTGATCGCGGGCCATGTCGGATCGACCCCGGATCTCAATGGCAGTGGGATCGTGACAGTCCTCAGTTCACTCACCTTCTCGATTCCCCTCACCGTGACGATCGCCGGGACCGGGGGCACGGTCACGCGCACGCTCCCGCGGGAACCGCTCACGCTCGCCGAGGGCAAGCTCCGGGCGGAGCTCGACTGGCCGGACGGGGGTCCGCGGGATGCGCTGATGCTCGGCTGGATTGCGAGCGCGCGGAGCCAGGTCGAAAAGGACACCGGGATGGCCCTGCTCCTGAAATCCTTCGACGTCTATTACGACGCACTCCCGTCTCTGCGCACACCGGTCGCGCTGCCCTGGCGGCCGGTCGCGTCGCTGACGTCCGTGAGCTCGATCGATACCGCCGGGGTCTCGCACATCCTCGACGTCAGCAATTACGAACTGGACCCCTCGAGCGCGGCCCCGGTCTCGGCACGGGTCGCGCTCTCGACGATCGGCGCGTGGCCGACGGACCTCCGACCCTTTCAGCCGTATGTGCTGCGGATCGTCGCGGGCTATCCGTCGGTCGCGGCGCTGACGGCCGCAGCGCCGGAGCTGCTCGACGCCATCGGGATCCTGGTCGCGCATGCGGCCACGGCAGGACGGGACCGCTTCACGGAGAGCCGCACCCGGGATGAGTATCTCGAGAAAATCGCCCCCTACGTGCTGGTGAGCCTCGCATGATCGCCCCGAAGACCGCCATTGGCGATCGGCCGCACCGGGTGATTCTCCAGAACCCCATCGGACCCCCGATCCCGGACGGGGACGGCGGCTCGACGCAGGCGTACGTCGATCTGACCCCGCCGGCGCTGTCGGTGAAGATTGCGCCCGCGACCGCGCAGGACCTCGAGCGCGTGGCGGCGGGAACTGTCGTGTCGCAGGCGACGCACCTGGTCTCGGCGCCGTATCACCCGCAGGTCACGACACAGACGCGCCTCTTGTTCAACGGGCGGTCGTTCAGTGTCAACGGCCTCGCGAATCTCGAGGAGCGGAACGTCGAGCTCGTGCTCGTGTGTACCGAGGTGGTCCTGTGAGCGCCTCCGTACGGTGGGAAGGGCTCGAGGAATGGAAAGCGGCCTTGCGGCAGCTGACCGATGAAGCGAGCGGAATCGTCTTCGATGCCGCGAACGGCGCCGCCGACACGATCGTCGCGGGGTATCCGAGTCGCACCGGCGACCTCAAACACCACGTCGCGGTCACCGTCCTGGCGTCCGGGCCGTTTGGCGTGCGCGTGCAGGTCAAGAACGCCTCCAAGCACGCCCTCGAATTCGAAGTCGGCACCGAGGCGCGCCACTACATCACCGTCAACGGCAAGACCCATCTGACCGGGAAGATGCCGCCCAACCCGTTGTTCTCGCAAACGATCAAGCGGGCGCGCCGGGCGATGTACGAGGGACCCCTGAAAGCGTTACTCGTCCGCAAGGGCTTACTCGTGTCGGGGGAGGCCTAAATGTCCACCGTCGGCACGATCCGTCGGCGCACCCCGCTCACGGGCGTCAACAACCCCGCGTACCAGGAATCCCTGACCGTCGCCAATGATTCGCTGATCATCGCCTCGGCCGCGGCGGACGGCGCGGTGGCGGTGCGAGACAGTGCGAATCCGGATGGGTGGGGCTTCACGGTCCTGACGAAGGCCGACGTCGGCTTGGGACTCGTCGAGAATACGGCGCTGTCGACGTGGGCGGGCAGCGCGGCGATCACGACCGTGGGCCCGTTGTCGACGCTGATCGTCGGTGGCCAGGTGGCCCCCGCGGGCGTCGAAGGGTATTTCGCGTCGATCTCGGCGGCCGATCCGCGCGGCGTGATGTCCGCGCAGTACACCACCGATGCGGTAGGAGCCCGGTTCCATCTCCGCAAAGGGCGGGGGACGGAAGCGGCGCCCACGACGATCGTGACGGGCGACGTGCTCGGGCGCGTGCGGTTCAGCGGCTACGACGGCGCGAATTATCTGCAGTCGGGATCGATCGACGTCGTGAGTATTGGAACGATCGCGGCCACACGGGTGCCGACGGTCATGACGTTCAGTGTGGCCACGGATGCGGCGCCGAGCGTGTTGACGGAAGTCCTACGGCTCTCGGCCCCGGTCACGTCGTCCGTGGCGCCGATGGTGAGCATTCCCGGCAGCGGCGCCGCGACGTTCTTGCAGGCGACCTTTACCGATACCGGCGCCGTGGGGCAGTACAACTTCTGCGTCGGCCACGGGCCGAATGCCGGCGACGGGACGCGCGACGATCACGTCCTCACGGTGGGCTACAACACCCGAACCGGCGGCGGCCGCGCGATCCTCACCGAGCCCTGTTTTGAATGGCGGATCGAGGACTACTACGCGCCCACCGCGAGCCCGAAGTACGTGGAGGCCCAGTGGCAGTACTACGACGCGGCGGGTGCGGGATACCGGCCGATCGCCATCCAGATTGACCGGGCTGTCGGGGCGTATGTCACCAACGCCACGATGTCACTGAAAGGCTCTTCGGTCGGCTACATCGGCATGGACGGCGTGCAGTACGTGCAGTTCCTCGCGGGCCAGTTGCTCATGATGAACGGCGCGAACATCGCGGCCAATGCGGCCACGTTTGCGGGCGACGTGGCGTTGGATGCGATCCGCAGCCTGAAGTTTTCGAGCGCGGGCTACGTCACCGGCAACAGCGTGACGGGGCAATTCCTCTTGCGGAACCTCACCGTCAGCGCCGGCGTGGGTCTCGATGTCGCCACCGACGCCGTGCTCAAGATTCGGAATCGGGCGCACACCGGGTACGCGGCGATCGCCTCCGGCGCCTCGGGCATTGCCGTCACCAGCACGGACGGGTACGTCCTCGAAAACGAGACGCTCTCGACCGCCGGGGTCCCGGTGCAGCAGAGTCCGCGATTCCGCATCCGATCGCACGTCTGGAACACGACGGCCGTCGCCGCCGACAACACGGACGACTGGTGGATCGAGGTCCTCCCGTCGAGCGGGACCACGCCGAGCAGCCTGATGCGCTTCGGCAAGTCGCTCAACGGCGGCGCGGTCACGTACCCGCTGACGTTCTCCTCGAACGGGAACATCACGGCGCTCAACGTCTTGATCGCGAACAACGGCGTGAACGTCAACAACAACCAGAATATTTCGTGGGGCAGCGCGTCGATCCTGTCCTCGCTCGGCGATGGGCAGCTCAATCTCCGCAAGAACGATCAGACGACGGGCACGGGACTCGATTTCGCGACGACGGCGGTCCTCAAAGTGCGGACCCTCGCGCAGACGGGGTACGCGACCGTCGACGCGCTCGGCTACCGGATCAACGGCGGCGCCGGCGCGATCGTCTCCGCCGATGAGTTTATGAAATCGGTCGCGGCGATCGCGGATGCGACGCTGACCACGGTCCTCACGATCACGATCCCGAATGCGGCCCACAGCGCCCAAGTCAGCGTCGTCGTCGTCGGGTCCCTCGGGGCGGGCGGCGCGGTGGGCGCGAACGAAGCGACCGCGGTCAACAGCTACACCGTCACGATCACCCGGACGGCGGGCGTCAATGCCGTGGCCACGGTCTCGGCGGCGAGTGGGGCGGCGGCGGCCGCGGTGGCCGGGGCGGCGACCGTGACGGCCACCCTCACGGCGGCGGCGGTCGTCGGGGCAGTCGGCGCGTCCAACACGATCGATCTCAAAGTCACCATCACCCGCAGCGGCGGAGCGTCCACCAATCACACGTGTCAGGTGTTCGCGCGGATTCTCAACGCGAACGCGACGGGAGTCACCCTTGCCTGAGCAAGTCGATCTCGCTGTGCCGATCGTGCCGGCGTCGCGCACGAGCTACACCCTCAAGCGCCTGCATCTCGATTGGGCCGCGGGCGTGATTCAGATCTATCTCACGGGATCGGATGGGGTGGAAGTGTTCGCCGAATACACGGGCGCGCCGGCGCTCGCGATCCTCGTGGCGTTCAACAAGGTCGATCTCACCGTGAAATCGCTGCAGCGGCGCGTGCTCGAACGGCTCGTGGCCGACGGGAAGCTGCCCGGCGGCGCCGTGAGTGGAGCGCCCGCATGAGCCCGACCATCACCACGACCCTCGGCGCGCTCGTCCAGGCGGAAGCCGCGCTGCAGACGCTGTGCGCCTTGAAGCTCAGCGCGAAAGCGGCGTACCACCTCATGAAACTCGCGAAGGCCGTCACGCCGGAGACGAAGCATTACCACGAGGCGCGCGACGGTCACCTGAAGGAACTCGGCACGCTCACCGAGGACCGGACGCACTACACGTTCACCGCCGAGACGGGCCCGGACTTCTCTCGGCGCCTGGAGGAACTCGCGGACGTCCCCGTGACGATCGCCTGGGGTCCCGTGACGATGGACATGCTCGGCGACCACCAGATTGCGGCCGCAGACCTGATCGCGCTTGGGCCCTTGTGGGCGGATCCGATCGACCCGGCGCCGGAGGCGGCTGGCTGATGCCCGCGATCCTCCTCTTTGATCCGCTGCTGTTTGACCCGGCCCTCTTCGACACGGGGTTCCTCGACGCGATCCTCGCGCCGGATAGCAGCGACATCGACAACGCGCTACTGGCCAAGCTGAACGCCGATGTGACGTTGGCGGCGCTGCTCCCGGACGGCTGGTACATGGACGAAGCCCAGCCGGGCCTCACGCGGTTCGGGATCGTCAGCGTCGTCGACGCCCTCGATGAGCCGATGTTCAACGGCCGGGCATGGGAAGACATCCTCTACACCGTGGAGAGTCGCATTCTCACGACGCCGGCGAATGTGGCCACGGTCTCGGGGACGAGTAAAGCGGCCGCGGCCCGGATCGATGCGCTGCTCGAGTTCGGGGATCTGACGATCGCCGGCTATGGGCTGATGGTCATGCGGCGGGTCGGTCGCGTGCGGATGACCGAAGTCGATGCGATCGATCGATCGATTCGGTGGGCCCGTCGCGGGGGACGGTATCAGGTGATGGTCGCGCCGGTCCTCACCACGTAAACGCAGTAGTAGGGAGTCACCTTCATGGCCGTCACACAAATCGCCACCCTCACCCTCGCGGTGAACGTCAAACAGTCGTCCATCCTCGACCTCGGCACGACCGTGAATCCGATCGCGAAGAGCCTCTCGATCGCGCTGGCCAGTGGCGTGGGCGCCGGCCAGGCAGACAAGGTCTTCGCGGATACGCGCACGTTGGCGTTGAGCGCGACGGAAGATCTCGACCTCGCCGCCGTGCTCATCGACGCGTTCGGCGTCGCGATCACGATGGCCAAACTGAAAGCCGTCGTGATCACCGCGGCCGCGGGCAACACCAACGACGTGGTCTTGAGCCGGCCCGCCGCGAATGGCGTGCCGCTCTTCGCCGCCGCTTCGGACGCGATTGCGATCAAGCCGGGCGGGGCCTTCGTCTGGGTCGCGCCTGGGACGGGCGTCACCGTGACGCCGGCGACGGGCGACCTTCTCACGATCACCAACGGCGGGGCGGGCACCGCGGTCACCTACGACGTCATCCT